GGCATGACACTCCGCTGGATGTCGTCGACCGATACGATGTGGCGCTACGGGCAAGTGACGGCCGTGCAGCTGTCGGGCAGCGACACGCAGGTCACCGTATCGGGCATCTCGTTCAGTGGGAGCACGGCGAGCGGCGTCGTCAAGTCGATCCTGGCCACGCCTGCAGCCAATACCGTCGCGGGCTCGCCTGGGGACATCGTATCCATCGGCTCCGGCGGGGCGCGCGTGGTGATTCTGCGGGCGTCGGGCGGCTACGCCACGGAAGTAGCGCTCGTCACTCCTGGGCGCGGTTACACGGCGGGCTCGACCTACGGCGGCGTGACCGTGCTCGAAGTCGGGCCCGGGTGCGAGGTGTCGGGCGATGCCGTCGTGCTCGACGGCGCAGACTACCGCACTGGGCTCACAATTGTGCGGCTGCCCGGGCAGGCTCGCGGTGCCGTCATGGCTCGGGTGCAGCGCGCACGTGCGAGCTATGCCCAGGCAATCCACGACGTGCTCGCACACTCGACGATGGGGCTCGGCGTTGCCAGCTCCGACCAGGCGGCGGCCCTGCTTGCAGCGCGACCGTCCCGGCGCATCGACGGCGCGCTCGGTGCATCGCTGCAACGCGAGAGCGCGCAGCTCGTATTAGAGGAGCTCGCCAAGGTCGCGTGCGCGGCCGTGCGTGATCTCGGAGACCGACACGCCACCTGGGAGGCCGAGCGGACGCGCAAACACACTCTGCTCGTCGGCCCGGATGCGGGCGGCTACGACGATGCGAGCGGCCGTCCCGAGATTGGGCCTGCTCCGGCACGTCTCCGCGTGCGGTTCGGGCCGCTGATTCGCGCGCGCGGTACCAGTGACGAGCCCGTACTAGAGCAGCTCGACGAGTACCCGGGAGACCTTTCGCTGCAGCTCAGCGACAGCGGGCCCGAGCTCGTGGTGACCGCGCCGCTCCTCATGGACCGGCAGACCGTGGACACGATGGCGTATCGGATCGCAGCGCACGAGTTCGCGGACCGTGACCGGCTAGCCATCCGCAGCGGCTGGGGGCCAGAGCTCTGGCACCTGCGCCCGCACGACGTCGTGCGTGTGGCTGACTCCACGGGCCGCCATGGCGGCGACTGGATCGTGCGGGCGCTTCAGCTCGGCGACGATACCGACATCGAGCTCGCGCCGTGGCGCGGCAACATGGCCTACGTGCAGACCGGCACACCGCAGGCCACGCTGCAGCCGGGTGTGCTCGATCTGGCCCCAGCAATCGCGGATGCGCCGCGGGCGACCAGCAACCGGTTTCGCAATCCCGATTTCTCGCAGCTCAGGTCCGGCGGATTCCCTCTCGGCTGGTGGTACAATGGAGCCAACGCGGCTGTCACCGTGGACCAAAATTGCGTCGGCGACCGATATGTCACGCTCACCGCCACGACCACGGCGTCGTTCTTCGACACGGCCACGCTTGGGGACGCGGACGCTGCTGCGCGGCTGCACGTCGCCCGCCCGGGCTGGACGTTTCTTTGGTCGGCCTGGCTCTCCACGACGCAGCGCACAAGTATCGTGGTGCGACAGATGGACGCGTCCGGCAACATCATCGGCACCGACCTGCAGGTCGCACTGCGACCTACCGCAGAGCGCAATGGGCTCGGGTGGCTCAGGTATTACGCCACTGCTCGGGTGACGGCGCAAGCTGTGGCGTACGTGCAAGTGTGGCTCAGGATTCAGACCGGGCAATCGGTGAGTATCGATGCCCCAGCACTGTATCGCGTGGACTCCCGCACCGTCGGGGTCCCGCCTTGGAGTAGATGATGGAGCCGTGTGAGATGAGACGCGACGACGACGAGATCTACAGGGTGGTGTACGGCGACGGGAGCAGCCGCGGGCTCTTGGAGCGGCTTGCATCCCTGGAGACCGAGATTGAGCACCTGCGCGCTGCGGTCGATGCGCTCGCACGAGAGATCGCGGAGGATCGCGCTGCGATGCGTGCGTTCGCCACGCGCGTGGCCTGGGCGGCCGTGGCCGCGGCTATGGGCGTGCTCTCGCAGGTGGCATTTCTGGCGCTCTCGTGGCATAGGGTGTGACATGCTCGCGGCGCAGCAGCGGCGGATTGGACTCCCAGAGGGCCACAGTGGCGCTGAGGTGCGCTGGCTGCAGGAGCTTGCCATGCGGCAGGGCGCAGATCCGGGACCGGTCGACGGGATCTTCGGGCCTCGCACAGAGGCCGCACTGCGTGCGCTCGGCGGTGGGGAGCTCCCGACCGTCGGGCGCATCACGGAGCTCACGGTGCACGCGCAGCTCCCGGCCACGACGTCGGCGCTTCGGGGGCTCCTCTGCCTCGTGGGCCTCTCGCAGCTCGGAGTGCGAGAGGAGGGGCGCAATCGCGGGCCGGAGATCGACGAGTACGTCAGCACGACCGGGCTTGACCCAACAGGCGAACACTCGTGGTGCGCTGCATACGTCGTGTGGTGCCTGGAGACGGTGCGGCGGTGGACCGGATGCCCGCGGACATGGATCCGCTCAGCACGCGTGCTCGACCATGCCATCGAGATCGATGCGCGCGGTCAGAAGGTCACGCGCATGTACCGCGGATGCCTCGCACTTCGGGTCGGGCGCACCGGCGGGCACATGGCGATCGTCTTGCGAGCCGGCGAGACCGTCGAAGGAAACACGGACGCATCAGGCAGCCGCGAGGGCGACGGTGTCTATGTGCGCCAGCGGCGGCTCGACTACTGGACCATGTGGGGCGATTGGACCCTGCAGTGAGGTGAGAGATGACCAACTATCGGCGTGGCGTATACTACGAGCGGCGAAGCATCGAGTATCTGCGAGCGTGCGGCTACACGTGCTTTCGCGCGGCGGGCTCGAAGGGGCCTGCCGACATCGTTGCGATCCGGCCTGGCGACGCGCTGCTCGTCGAAGTGAAGAGCGGGCGTGCACGGCGGCGGGCCACGCGGGCCGCAGAGCTTGCGCGCGCGCTGGGCGGGCCGTGGCGCGCGGTGTTGCACTACTGGCCACGTGGCGCGCGCAAACCGATCGAGACGCTCCTACCAATGCTGATGCTGCTCCTGGCTTGTGCTGCGACCGCCCAGTGGCGGCAGGACATCGGCGGCGTGGACGGCGCTGCCGTCTCGGGCCGCGTGACCGGCATCGCGGTCGATGCCGAGGGCACACTGTACGCGCTGTCGACGTACGGGCTCGATGCCCAGCAACGCGGCTCGCTCGCCGTGTGGCGCGTGTCGGGCCGGACTACGACACTGGTGACGCGCGTTGTATCGGAGCAGCAGGGCGCGGGGTGCTCCGGCTGGCTCTCGATGCACGCCGGCAGGCGGCGGGTGCTCGCGCGGTGCGGGACAATGACCATGCTCCGCGACCTGGAGGGCATCGACTCCGACGTACGCGTCGCGGGTCTCAATCAGCCGCAGGCGCTGCTTGATCGGATTGTGGTCGACTACGCCGCGATCTACTCGATCTCGGATACCGGCGCGGCCGCGCGCATCGCGGGAGATGGGATGCACACGTGTGACACGTCCACCACGCGGCTCCCGCTCGCAAGCAGCATCGCGGTCTATGATGGCGGCTATCTCCTGGCTGACACGGTCTGCTACGGACGGGGCGCGCTCTGGACCTACGGCGCTGCAGGTGCCGAGCGGCTCACCGGGTGGAGTGGCGACGCACCAGCAGTCGGTGCCTCGATCCGTGGGCGGGCGCTGCAGGCTCCGGCGGTCGAGTCGCGTGCTGGACGGGTGGCACTGCTGTCCGGTAGTGACCTCTACGTGCTTGACCAGCAGCTCGTGGTCCGCGACGTAGTGCGCGGGTATCCTGGCGGCTCGCAGGTGCGACGCGTAGCCATGTCCGCCACGCGCGCCTGGGTGCTCGATGTGCTCGGGCAGGCCGCGTGGAGTGCGGCGATTGCGCCGGAGCCCACGCCTACGGCCACGGCGCGGAACACGGCCACCGCGACCGCGCGGGCTACGGCGACGTGGACGCACACGGCGACGCCCGAGGCTTCACCGACGCCGGCCCTAGCCAGGTGTCCAGCGGATTCGTGCGAATACATCCGCCGCGCGTATGTGGCGTGCGGCTGTGATGGTTTGCCATGAGAGGAGATATCGCGCCATGATGTATCTGTTGTCTGCATGTATCTGGTTGTTTGCGTCTGCGGCATCTGCGCAGGTCGATCGCGGCCTGGGGGTCCAGACAGTGGCTACACCAACCGCTGTGATTGACGCGCATTGTTATGACTACGGTGGGGAACAAAGGTGCGCTGACAAAATTATCGACTCCCCGCGCTGGAACCGCATCCACCAGGGCCCGTTTGCAGGCGGCACGCCCGGCACACCTACGCCGGCGATCCCGCCAACACCGACTGTTGGGGCTGGTACTCCCACGCCGATTCCAGCTGCCTGGTGCTACTGCTGCGCGCGGGGGCCAAGTCCTAACACGGGGCGGGTGCTCATCTCTGTCGGACCGCAGCCGTGGGGCGGTCCTGGCATCTACCTGTCCGACGGGGATTGCGTGCGCTATCCGGCGCCGGCAACGGGCGATTGTTCAGACTTGTATGTAACTAGGCAGAACGCGGGAGACTACGTACGATGCGACATGCAGTAATCTCAATTGGGCTTGTCGGCCTAATGTGCGCGCTCGTGGTCTACGCGCAGCCGCGCGTGGACGACGCCTACTCAGACAGCGAAGCGCGCAGGTCTATCCAGGCGTCTCCGCCACTATCCTATGACGTGTCTACGGGTACGATATCGCTACCGCAGACCGTATGGCCGCTTACTTGGGGCGGCACGAACAATGGGTCGCTATCGGATAGCCCGACTGGACAGGTCCTGCGCGTGATCGGAGGCCAGGTTGTCAATGCGCCAGTGCCGCAAGCCGACATTGCCAGTGCGTTCGCCCTGTATGTTGACCCGGCCGGCACCGATGGCCCCGAGTGTGGCCCGATCAACAAGCCGTGCAAAACAATCACAGGGCCGCAGGGCGTGCACGCGCGGATTTTGGCGAACAACGATAACGGGGCTTACACGTGTTCCAACGACAATGCCAAAAACTGCATGCGTTGCGCTGGCGGTACGAATGCTGGCGCAGCGTGCAATGAGCACCGCGATTGCACTGGCGGCGGTGTGTGCTCAACGCTCGTGTGCAGCGGTACGGACACGCCGTGCGCGAAATATTGCTCGGTAAGCGATATTGGCTGCTCGGTGGACAATGATTGTCCCTCAAATGAAACGTGCTCTCGTACTCACCCGTCGTCACCATGTGCAGCATCATCATGTGTCAATGGTCCCAGGAGTTGGTGCGGCGGTGGCTCATGCGATTTGTTTGGTATCAAGTCCTATGCGGTCAACTTAGCTGCAGGCCGTTACAATGAGTGGATTGGTTTTGCGTGTCAGGGGAATCAGAATATCCAATGTCACACGGATGCGGATTGTGGAGCGAATGGTCCGTGTATAGATACGACGGTCAAGTCGATCCCATCCCCTGGTTCGATTACGTATCTTGGGCCAGATAGGCTATCGGCGAACATTCTTTCTGCGTCAAGTATTGCGACGGTGTATGTTTCCAATAGGTCCGTTGTTTCATTTCGGCGTCTGCAGATCACCAATACGGGCAACGGGCATGCGTTATGGTTTGCCGGTGATGTGCGTAGTTCTGGCGTGACACATAGCGGGCTAGTTCACTGGGGTAGTGGATACGATGCCATTATTTCTGGCCCAGGTAATGTCACAATAAATTTTGACGATCTCTGGACGTACGGTTTCGGCCCGAACGCGTCATTCTGCTCTATTCGTATTGAAAATGACGCCGCACTAGTATGCGCCAACAACACGCAACTTGCGTGCTTGACTGACGCAGATTGTCCAGGATCATCATGCGTCATGAACCGACGTTTTGGGTCAAGTGGCGCAATCCAGTCTGTTCTATCTCCACGTGCATCCGGTGGATCTGGTGACTTTACACTTGATTACGCGTTTATCCAGGGCGGACCTAACGTCACACAAGATTACCAAGGGCAAGTCGAGTTTGTGTTCAATCGCTGCTCGACTGGCTTTAACACTGGCATTATGCGCAGCTTGGTCAACGCCTATTCGCTGCCATCACCGTACAAGCATGCTGCCTTGGTAGCTATTCGTGGTGCGTGCCAGTCAAACAATGCATCTGTATCTGGAAACGTATCTGAATTGTCAGTGCGAGATACAACTCTTGCGAAGTTGCGTTCGATTCCGGACAGGCCGCCATTGTACGATGCGATTGTTGGCGACAAGGTCAATATCCTCTACGCCGGCAATGTTGCATACAACGCTTGTCGTCGGCGCATCGAGGGCGCAGGCGCGATTCGATACGTCGATATCAACGCTAAGACCGCCGACATTGGCCAACGCTGGGGCGGCAATGCCGGCGGCTATCTTGGTGTGCTTGACTGTGGCCAACCGCAGACCACAACGCTTGCCTCGCCGACCGTGACGCTCGCGCAAACTACGGGCGGTACGCTTAGCAACGGAACTTATTGCTATCGCGCGACCGCGGTAAGCGAGTTCGGCGAGACTGTCGCTGGCGATGCTGTATGTATCACGCTCAGCGGCTGCAGTTCGAATTGCGCTGTGGCAATTACTGTGAACCAAGTTCACGGCGCCACTGGGTGGAAGATCTACGGGCGACCACCGACATCCGGAGGTGCATTCGGTCTTTTGCAGACGCTCTCCGGCTGGTCGTCAAATACATGGACTGACACTGGTAGTGGTACGCCAGGAGCTGCGCCACCTAGTACCGACAGCTCTGCGCAACCGAACCCCATTGATGGCGAGCTCTGGATGTCCAAAGTCGGTACACGATACATCCCACGTTATCGCTCCGGCGGCACGACTTATTCGATCCCAATCGGGCAGACTGGCGATGGGACCAACAATGGCGGAACAGTTGGATTCTTCACGCCGGACGGAACGAAGTTCGGGGCAATTGTAGATGCACCGGCCTTTGCTGTGACGCAGTATGAAGGCAATCGCGGTATTGTCGCCCTCAGTGTTAATGGCACAAACATGCTGACATGTAGCGCGTTTGATAGTAACAGATGTTCAGTCCCGAATGCCCCGACCTCGGCGAACCACATCGCCAACAAGTCATATGTGGACACTAGCAAGCGCACGCTCCTGCTTTCCCCGATGGCATTCACTGCTTCCGCCGCGTGTACGCAGGACGTCGTTGCACCAAGTGGGAATACTCCAGGGTATAGCTATCTATCTTGTCCCGATGCGTCCGGCTCTGAATTTTCGGTCGTTTTTGCCATGCCGGGCGGATGGTCGGGATCAGCGCTTGCAATCGCGCCCGTTGCAGTGCACCGCGATTCCGCAAGCAACACGCTTGCGATCGATTGGAGTTGTAAGTGTATTGCCTCAGGATCTGCGATCGGCGCTGCCTATGGTACGGCGGCTACAACGTCGCAAACAGCATCGAGCGCAGATACTGTGACGCAGGCCACGCTCACCAATGTGACCTGCGCGGGGACATGTAGCGGCGCATCAACTGTGGCGTTGCGTGGAGTTGTGAATACTACCAGCAGTAGCTGGACCAACGATCCGCGCATTCTTGGCGTGGAGGTGCGGTATGATCGGTCGGCGCATTCTGACTAGTGTTGCGTGCCTCTCACTCGTATCCAGCGAGGCCCTCGCCTATACATACTCGCAGGTCTGCAATGCCGGGAGTACTACCTTTACGACAAGCATCAGTTGTACCGGCGATGTGCCCGGCAAGGGGGCGGTCGTTGTCGCTCACTCCTCTGACGATACGACCGGGTACAGCATCACATCATCATGGGCTAGCGCTAGCCCATTGAGTAGTACGCTTGAGGTTAACAACGGCGCCAATCTTGACGGAGTTGGGCGGCCGTTCAGCGCGCCCGGAGCGCAAGCCGGGGTAACATGGACAGGGTCTTTCTCGACCAGCGTGCGTGTGAAGAACATATGTGTGTCGCACGTAGCGCACACGAAAGATATGACGCTCGCTCAAACGCAGACAGCGACTGGCACTGGCACGGCCGTGTCCGTACCTGCGGCCGCCACTAGCTGTCCCGCTGGCTACGACATGGCGACGATCGTGTCCGTGATGACGTATTCGAGCACCGCGCCCACGCTGACAGGCACTGGCACGCAGCTCTGCGGCATAAACAACTTTGTCTCCGCGACGCATCGCGCCACATTCCAGCACGGTTATGATGGTGGCGGTGCATTCAGTGGCACGTTGTCGGTATCTGCAACCTGGGTGGCGATAGCTTACCGCTTCTGCCCGAGGCGCGATCTAGCGGGATGGATGGGTACAACCGATTGAGGAGCAGATGATTGAAGCGGGCACTCTGGATATCGCACATATCGCTCTCCGTTATCATCGCGCTGGCGATTTATGTATTCGTTGCGCGCCCGAGCACCGTCGGCGCGTATCCTCGCCAGCTATGGTTTGGCGTGCCGACGCCGACACCGACGAGCACGCCCACGCCAACGCCTACGCCGACGCCGACAGAGACTCCGACTAGTACGCCGACGGGGACGCCAACTCGCACTCCGACGCCGACGAACACGCCGACCCGTACCCCGACGCCGACGATCACCAACACCCCGACTCACACGCCCACCGTGACCAACACTCCGACGGTGACCCACACGCCGACGCACACTCCGACACCTACGAACACCCCGACGGTCACGAACACGCCAACGCACACACCAACGGTGACGAATACACCCACTCACACGCCGACGGTGACTCACACACCGACGGTCACCGAGACGCCGACACACACCCCGACCGCGACACCGACCGCCACGCCAACGTTCACGCCCACCGCCACGGCTACGCCCACACCGACCGATACACCAACTCGCACTGCGACACATACGCCGACCGCGACTCCGACTCGCACTGCGACATTTACGCCGACACACCCACCGACGCATACACCCACGCGCACCATCACGCCCACGAGGCCACCGGCTGAGGGCACACCGCGGGCGATCATCATCGTGCCCGGGCCGCGTCGGGTCGATGTGCCACCACCCAGGCAGATCCGGGTCGCGCCGATGCCGACCGTGGTGGTGCAGTAGTGGCGCTGATGTAGTGCATTAGATTATTTCACGCATATATCGGATTGACTCCGGGCTGCGCGCGTGGCATATCTGGGCGCGAAAGGAGGTTGGTTATGCGGACATTGTTTCTCTTCGGTAGGTTCACTTACAGGGTAGCCACCGCGCCGGTGGCTACCCTGGGCGGGCTCCCCGCACCCGCCCTTGAGTTCGAGGGGGGGCACCGCATCGCGGTATCCCCTGATGTTCTGATCCCCGAGAGGGGGCTGACCGCTCCCCTCTTGGGGAAAACCCCGGTCCGGCTCCCGTGGGGGCCGGAAGTCGGCCTCCGGATCCATGGCGGAGTCCCCGTTGAGGTCACCGCGCCACCGGCCACCCCCACCCCTGGGGTTCTCGTGGTGTACGTTGGTGAAGGCCCCTACCTGAGGGGCCGACTCACCGGCCCCGACCCCGGCAGCGTCGAGGGCGCCCGTGAGCTCCTGAGCCGGCCCAATAAGGGCCGGTATGCCACCGACAACGGGGTTTGGATTCTCCCGCCCCCACCACCCGAAGGACTAACCCTCGATTTTACCTGGAAGTGGGAAGAGGTCGGGCTGCGTGTCTTTCCCGATGGCGTAGTCGTCGGCCCTCGGGCCGAAGTCGACCGCCTGTTGGCGGTCTCCAACGGGGCGGGGGAGGTTCTATGAGGAACCTCACGCCCCACCCCATCGTTCTGCAGCACCCGGAGGGCACCGTCACCCTTCCGCCCTCCGGGGCCGTCGCCCGCGTGGCTACCGTTGAGGAGCCAGCGGGCATCGTTCTCCTCGATGGGGTCGAGGTGCCGGTGGTCCGCAGGCACTTCGGCGCCGTCGAAGGCTTGCCCGGCGACTACGGGCCCGACCGGCCCGTGGTCGTCTCGTCGTTGGTCCTGGAGGCTCTCCGGGCCTCCGGGGCCGACACGTCCGGGGTCTACGCCCCGGACACCGGACCAACTGCGGTCCGGGATGCCGAGGGCCGCATCGTGGCGGTCACTCGGCTCGTGACGGCTTAGCCACACGTTCCCCGCGAGGGGCTGTTTTCCCTGCCGGTCGGCCCGCGCCGGCAGGGGCAAATACCAGCGGGCAGGAGGTCAGCCATGAGGTCAACCGTGATGAAGACAGTACATCCCACCCCACCCGGCAAGTATCTCTCCGAGAAGTACGCATGCAACAAGGGGCATGGCGGCAACCGGCGGCTCATCGCGAGCCGCCACGCTGGCCGGGTCTGGCTCCAGTGCGTAGGATGCCAGACCTTTTTCACCCCGGAGGAGCTCCCCCGGCTCCTCCGGAACCGGATCAGCTAGCCGGCCCCACCCCACCGCCACCCAAAGCCCCCGTGGTCACCCGCGGGGGCTTTTTTGTGGCCGGGGCGCAGCGCGGCTCTGCCTTCTTGTCTATACCGCGCGCGCGAGCTGCAGGAGATCGATGTTGGTCTGAATGCCCCGCGCCCGCGCTGCATCGCCTGCCTCCCGCGCCTGGCGGCACGCCAGCTCCGCGCGCTCCAGTAGCAATCGCGCATACCGCTCCACGATACGGTGCCCGATGCCGTGGACGTCCTCGATCAGATCAGCCGGGTCCTTGCCCCAGCCGGGAGACATCGAGCCGCCGACGGCGTGAATCGCGAGCGTCGCGAGGCTCAGCGTCATCTCTTGCACGGCCTCTCCGTGCTCGGCGTCGAGATACAGGTATACCCAGAGCCCGAGGCCGGCCCAACAGAGATCACACCGTGCCATGATGCCACCTCACCGCTCCGCACTGCTCACAGCGCGTGATCCCAGGCATCCTTTCGACCAGCCGCACGGCACGGGCGAATACCGTGCCCATCGGCCAGGCACCGACCGGCAGCGCTCGCAGAATTGTTGTGGCGCACGGTTCGCCGAGACTGGGGACGCGGGGCACGCGCAGATCCTGGGCCTCACACCGCCATACTTCACAGCCAGGCGGGAGCTCACAGCCAGCGATGAAGTCGAGTGCGTAGGAGAGAGCCGTGAACACGCATAGATTGTATCCGGCCCTGCTCATCTCCTCAGGCGCGTAGCTCCACTGTCCGGGGCAATACCGTACGTGTAATGGGTCCCCCTCGGAGAACGATATCGATGCATACGCGTCCCCATCGACGCGCACAATTTTGTAGACTGTCCAGAGCTTCCCATTCATGACAAGGCCTCCCTGAGCGCCTGTCGAATCACCTCGGACATCGAGGTGCCCCGCTCCTGTGCCGCCTGCCGGAGCTGCTCGGCCAAGTCCGGTGGCAGCTGCACGATGAGCCGCCGGAACACACCCGGCACGATTGCGGACCCCTCGCGGATGTAGTCCTCCACGCTGGCTGCTCGAATGCGCCGATCCTGCGCCTCGATGGCACCGAGCCGCACGAGCCGTTGCACGCCCTGGACGGTGGTCCCAAGGCGTGCCGCGGCCTCCGGGTATGTGAGCCACTCATTGCACCCAGGCATAGTCACCTCCGTCTAATAGGTACCGATATACCCACACGAGCTCGCCGTCCTCATCGAGCACATCAGTGCAGATGATCACATCGTGCCCGATTCGCGCCAGGTAGTGCTCCCGTCTACCGGCGAGCACCCGCGGGTCGTGTTCGGCGCGGCGGAGCATCGCCGTAGCCAGGTCGCGCGCCCATCGGCGCACGAGCCCGCGCGCTAGCCGGATATCCCGAGTGTCGAGTCTCATGCTCCACCTCCGTTTCGCGGACGGAATCGTGGCACCCATCGCGACCCGATGCGTGCCACGACGGCCTCTAGCTCTCCCCAGCACCAGGTCCGGTAATCACAGTACCCGCACGGATAGCTGGGGATGTACGGTCCGCCCGGCATGAGCCCCGTGCCGCCGCATTCCGCATGTGGCTGCCCCCGGCCTGGTGTGCGGCCACCGACACAGCGCCCTTCGGCGATGCCGGGGCATGCGGACTCCAGGTCGTAGGGCCGCGGCGGGCATCGGTCAGCAAAGGCCCATTCCGCCTTGGCGCGCAGGCCGTCGATGATGAGCTCGCTCCGCGGGATCCAGACCTCGGCCAAGTGACTGGTCTCCTTGCGGTACGCGACGAGCAGCGCCCACCGGCAGTCGAGGGCGTGCATGTAGACTTGACACTGCGCCAGGTAGGCGTCGTCGACTACACCTCGACACGCCCGGTCGAACGCATAATCGGACATCGACTTGACCTCGAGCACCACTAGCTCTCCTGGCTTGGGCGGCTGCTGGTAGTCGAGGCCCGCGACCGTCACGAGCCCGAGTTCGTCGGGCCACGTGAGCTCGCGGTCGAGCTCCACGAGCGCGTCGGGCCGCACGGATGCCCCGAGCCAGGGCACATGTACCGCGTCCTCACGGCCTAGGGGCCGGATGTGGCCGATGCCGGCCTGCGCCAGGTATTGCATGATCGCGTCCTCGATGCGGCTGCCGAGGTCGAATGACATCACCTGCCTGCCGCTCGGTGGGTCGGTGGGCGGGATACCGTGGGCACCCGCCCACAGCATCCGCACACAGCGTCCGATGTTCCACGCGCCAGGTTTGGATGGCCGCGGCTCGCGACTTGACTCTGCTTCGTAAATAAGTCGCTCGACTAGCATTGCTCAGCCTCCCCAAAGTCGATCCGTGGGAACGACGTCGTGCCGGTACACTGGACTGGCTCCGGGTGCGCGGAACACCAAAATTGGTGCTCGCGCCAGGCGATGATATCCGCATCCTTGTTGTGCCAAGTCTTGCATGCTGGACAAAACGTCAACGTGATGAAAGTCATCCTCATGACTATACCTCCCTCTCCATTTCAGCTATTTCTGCAAACACTCGATCAATCGCGCGCGACGCGTCGATGTACGGCTTCGCAGCCGCATCGAGCGCGTGCTGCGCCTTGTGTAGCGCGTCGATTAGGATCTCGATCTCGCGACGCAGCCGGTCGATGACCGCCAGCATCGCGTCGTGCGGCTCCGCGTCGGGGTGCCGCTCCATATACGCCCCGATGTCGCGATCCCGCAGGATCTGCTTGATGTACATCGGCAGCTCTGGGAAACTCCTGGGCCGGCTCATGGCTACACCTCCATCGCTTCGAGCCGAGCACGCAGCTCGGCATAGTACCGTCTACACCACTCGATCCCCTGCTGCCGGAGTGTGGCCTCCGGCGTCTCCTTCATCCCCACGAGCCGCTCGGCCTCGTGGATGGCCGAGATCGCCGTCTCCCACCGGTGCTCGTCGTCGGTGGGCTGTGCAGCGGGCCGTGGCTTCGGCTTCTGGGGCCGCTGCGGCCGCTGCTCGGCCTCGGCCTCGATTTGGTCCCGGATGGGCTCCACGTCCTCGGCCGGTGTGCCGCTGTAGCCCGCGAGCGGCATGATCCACCCGAGGGCCATTCTGAGGGCCCGCGACGTGGCCCTCGTCACCGCCATGCCGCGACGTGCATACCGCGGCCGCTCGGACCAGACCGGGCGCCCGTGCCGGTCAAGCTCGTCGGGCGCGCCGCACTCGGCCGACGCGCGGGCGAGTACGTGGCCACGGGAGTTTACGACCTCGACGACGGCGGTATAGACGCCGTCGGACTCGGTGCACGAGACCTCCCTGGCCGTGAGGCCCAGCATCGCGCCGAGGGTTAGCCAGCCCTCGACGCGGACGTGGCGCTGGCTGCCTCGGAGTACGACATACAAGCCGCACTCCTCGACCACGCGCGCCAGCTCCTTGGCGACGGTTCTGGCCTGCTCGATCGTGGCCACACCGCCGCCGATCACTGGCGGGGGGGCCGGCGGTGCTGCCGGCTCCGAAACCTGAACCTCTCTCGTCTCGTCCATACCAACCTCCTTCCGCGCCAACGGTTGGCGCCAATGATTGGCGGCATTGTGCCGCAATCCGTGACATATGTCAAGAGCGGCTTGAATCGCCGTTGACCATCGCCGCAGATCGTGGCATTTGGCCGCGCCATGACAGGCAAACCGCAATCACGACGTAGCTATGGCCTCCGGCTCGGCAAATTCGGGCCCCGATCGGCTCGTGTCGGCCCACGATATCAGCGCTACGAGGGCGATATCGTGCCGCCGCGGCCTCGCCACAGATCGGAATACGAGGAGCTCTGGCATGCGATGGCGCACACGGCGCTGCTGGATGCCGCCCTCGGATATACCGACGCCGCCGAGATCGACCAGTGGGACCCGTGGGCCATCCAGGCCATGGCCGCCGGCATGCGCATGCAGCCAGAGGAGTTCGATGTCCTGATCCGCAGCATCGCCGCAGAGCATGCGCGGCACCTGGCTGACGTGCGCATCGAGCACCCGTGGATGGTCGAGCCGGCCAAGCGATATCTCGCATTGCGACGGACAAGGTGGGGGCAGAGCGCGCCTGTCGCGAGCCACTGGCTCGGCGAAGCCGCGCGCCGTGTGAGGCCGAGGTGGCTGATTGCTGCAGCCAATCGGCTAGGTCGTGGCGAGTGGCGGTGGCTTGTCTGGCGCGAGAGGGCGCGGGCGCGGCTGATCACGCAGCGCGCGCGCCTGGAGATCCTGGGCAGGCTCGGGCTGTTGGCTGCCCTGGCCCTCCGTGATATTGAGCGCGCACTAGGAGGTGGACAATGAGACACGATCTACGGCACGTGATCGAGTGGGCGGCTGGGCTGCCGGTGTCCAGAGCGCACCAGATGGTCGCAGTGGCAATCGCGGCATACGGGCCGACGTCGGCGTACCGTCTCGCCCGCTTGCTGCGAGCGTCGATGCGGCCGATCCTGCATGCGCTCCGGCGCCTGGAGGCAACGGGTGCCGTTGAGCGCCGCGGGCAGCTCTGGGCTGCCACCAGTGTCATGGGTGACACCAATAGTGTCACTGGTGACACCATACTAGTGTCACCGGCGACACCAATTCTGTCCACACAAATTTTGTGCGCCGGCCCCCCCTTGATGGTTCCCCCCTATAACCCCCTTCCTTTATCCCCCCCACATCCTACTACGATACTAGATACAAACCGGAATAGTGAGAATAACCTATCGCTAGTAGGTTTGAATGTTTCCGCTGAGCTAAAGCTCAGCGGGACGCGCGACAATTTTTCGCGCACCGAAGTGCACGCCAACTCGGATTGCGATCCGACCCCGACGATGCCTCGCACACCGACCAGTGACCAGGTAGCCACATCCGAAAGTCCCATTACGGCTACCGGACACACACCGCCACCACAGCGCCAGAAATCGCCCAGAACGCGAAAACGCACCCCGACTAGGCCCGCGGTAGCGGGGGGGCCGCAAACGTTGCCTATAACCGAATCTGGTGCGCCTAGCGCGTGCCATGAAAATCTGCCGGCTGTCAGCCCAGAAATACACCACCCCGTAGCGCAACCCCAGGGGGCCCCAGGGTCGGAGACCTGGGAGGCATACGCATCGGCCTACGAGCAGCGCTACGGATCCCGCCCACCACGGAACGCGCGGACCAACTCTATGTGTCTGCAGCTGGTGCGTCGGGTCGGAGCCGAAGACGCGCCGAAGCTGGCTGCCTGGTATGTCGCACGCGCCGGCGGCATCCACATGCGGGCACGGCATCCGCTCTCGCTGCTGCTCCGGGACTGCGAGGTGCTGTTGGTCGAGATGCGCGACTGGAGGCCGGCATTCGCCCGCGAGTGGGAGCAGCAGAGGCGGGAGATCGTGGAGGGGATTGAGTGGGCAATCGAGCACGGCCTAATCTTCGCCCCACAGCCAAAGACAGGAGGTCACAATGGCAACGGTAGACACGCTAGCTGACGCAATTATGGCCGCGGCGTCGTTCCACGGCCTCCAGATCGAGCGGCAGACCGCGGTCCTCATCGGCGCCCAACTCGCCCCGTATGGGCTCGGACCACTGGAGCTGCGTAATGCCATCACCCGCATCGCAGCACGAGGCGAGCGGGTGTCCTGGATCGCGATCGTGCGGGCGCTCGACGACGCCTGGCCCGGGCCGGAGGAGGCCTGGGACCTTGCAAGGCGCGGCAAACGCATGCCATCACTCGCCCTCCAGGCGCTGGGCCTCGCCGAGGGCACGCGGCTGCGTGATGATGAGCTCTACCGCACGTTCCGGCGCTGTTACGACCGCCTGGTGGCCGAGGCTCTGGTCGAGGGCCGCATCCGGTGCGAGTGGATCGAGCTGGAGCCAAGCGCGCCACAGCTGCCACCACCCGGCCCGAGCGACGAGGACCGCCAGGAGATACTCGGCGCCCTGCAGCGGCTTGCGTACCGGCTCGGCAGGCCGATGCCGGACGACGAGGAGCGCGGGAACTAGGCCTGCAAATGCACTGGACATCGCCGTAGTGCATCTACGCGACCGGGAGCGCGCGTGGCCCGATCGAAAATGCACTAGGACGACGATCGCGGCTTGACCCCAAGACATAAAATCCTGGGGTAGCCAGACAAACCGGCGGCAGTTCAACGGGTTACGGGAGTCTGCTACCACGCTGCTACCATCGTGCTACCATTCGGGGCGAGCCCTGGGGCGCTCTGGCGACTCGCCTCGAACTTCACTTCTCCCCTAGGAGAAGTCGTGGAAGTGAAGTTGCCGAGGCCCAAAAAGGAGAACCCCCGCGGCCGAAACCGCGGGGGGCAATGGAAGAACTCCCACGGGGACCGCAAGGTCCGCAGCGGAAGATGCGGAGCATGTACACCAGCACGCGGCGTATGTCAAGGCCGCAGGCGGGAGAAAACCGCCGCCCGCAAAGAAAAGCCCCTGTAGCTGTTGGCGGCAGCCACAGGGGCAAAGAAGGCTTCATGATTGCCCATCACATGCCTTCAGCGCGTCTTAATACCGAACGCGAACCCAAAAGTCAACATTTGCGCGCGGTTCCACGGCGGCTGAAGGCGTAAAAAGAAGCCCCCGTTGGTGATGGCGGTCACCACGGGGGCGAAAGAGTGCCCAGGGAACTCCGGCCCAGGCTCCTATCGCGGGAATAAATACGGGTTTCCGCTGCTCGCGTCAAGGGCTCGCGCCGCGATACTTGACAATCGCAGCACGATGTGACAGACAGACAGTGCCCGTTCACCAACCTCCTGCCTCGGGGCCGGCGTTTACTCCTTTCCGCCGGCCCCACTCCCTCCTAGAGGAGCCGGATCACACATAGATGCCGCCCACGCCGCGCACGCGCTCAGCCCCGTACCAGGCCATCGCGCAGGCGGCGAGCGAGTCGGGCAGGTGGCCACGGCCCCACAGGTCGTCCCACGTAGCTTGCGTATGCTCAGAAACGAGCGTGTCGATGCGCGGCAACAGTAGCGCCCGCGTCTCCAATGCGCGCACATACCCCGTGATGAGCCGCTCGCGTGTTTTCGGGGCCCAGACAATGGGCACGGCGGGCACCACGAGCAGCGAATGCACCACGTCGCCGAGGCCTGTGGCATCATGCCACACCCGGGCGCGGTATCGTGTCGCGAGCTCGGCCACGCGCTCGACCTGTCTCGCCCAGGGCTGCCTTCGCATCCGGAGATAGGCCACGACCCGCCGCGGTCGCACGTCGCATCGGATCACGACTGCGACGGTCGCATGCTCGCTTCGCGCCCAGTCCACGCCGCAGGCGTATTGCCCCGAGCTCTCGGGCTGCTCGACCTCGATCTCCCGCCCCATGTCCCGGACCTCGGGCCCATCGAGCACGCTTGCGAGCACCTCCGGGTCGATCGCGGCATTCCGCGCCACGACCTGCCCCATTTCGTACTCCACGCGCCAGACACTCTCGGGCACCGTCGCCCGTACCCGTTCGAGCTGCTCGCGCCGCATCCACCCGTGGGGATACATCACATCCCGCCAGCACCACTCGACGACCGGCCAGCCGCGGTCCTGGGCGAGTCGCCGCAGATACGCCATGCCGCCATCGGTGCGGTGCTCCGTGGATACCGCCAGCACACCCGCACGTATCGGCCCACGAGATTGTGGCTGCCCCAGGGCCGCATCGATCAAATCGACGTCGATTTCGTCCGCCTCGTCGAGGATCAGCCGCTCGGGATGCGGGCCGCGCACGCTCCGCGACGATGCGAGCAGTGCGGTGATGGTGGCGCCCGTGATGAGTCTCGTCACACGATGCGTCGGCTCGTCAAGCAGCATGTCGACGGGCGCCGTCGAGTGGAGCCACATCCGGCGCATGTGGTCATGGACGCGGTTGCTCTGCTCACCGGAGCCGCCGAGGATCGTGACCGACGCCCCGAGCGTGGTGGCCATCGTGAGCCCGAGCCCGGCGACCATATAGGTCTTGCCCGTGCCCCTCGCCCCGCGCACGATGATGACCGGGTGTGTGGCGCGGTATGCGTCCCATGCGACCGCTAATGGCGCTGTGTGGTGCGGGCAGGCCGCACGAGCACCAAGGCGCACGCCCCAGGCATGCTCCATGTAGCGGCGGAGCTCGCGTGCCGACCGGAGCGGGACGCGAAACTCAGCCTCAGGTGCGCCGTCGGCCTGGGAGTACGACTGCACGCGGCCACTCCCTGAGCGAGGCGGGTACATCTTGCCGGACACGCTTGCGCTCGCGCCTTGGTGCGCGCCGCTCGATGCCACGGGCGAAGCGGATTAGCTCGCGCACGGCCCGCAGGTTGCCCCCACGCGCGGCCCGTTCGAGCTGCTGCACGAGCCCGTCGATGTAGCGTGCCCGGGCAGCCTCGTACTCTCTCCGCACGGCCGGGTCGGCTAGCGCCTCGCGGGCCTCGGCTTTCGACGTGCCAGCGAGCCCGGCGATCTCTCGGAGCCCGAGGCGACCGGCATGCTCGCGTAACGAATCGCGGAACGACATGCCCGAACACTAGCATGTCGGGCGGCGATATGATAGACGGGGCCACATGGCGACGGTGTCCTGGCTCGACCGGTTCCGCGCCGCCGTGGGTCGGCGCGGTCGCGCTGCATCTCCCGTGCAGCCGGCAGCAACGTTGCCGGGGCGCGGCGTGCGGGTGCTCCGGCTCGCGGAGCCCATCCGCGCCGCGAAAGCATCGTACCTCGATGTTGCGACGCACCCGCTTGTCGAGGCGTGCATCGAGGCCATCGCCACGGTGGCCGCATCGGCGAGGCCCACGCTCAGGATTGCAGGGCAACCCGTCGAGCAGCACCCGATTCTGGACCTGATTTGGCACCCGACGCCGGATATCGACTACGCCACGCTGCTCCGCACATGGGTTGCCCAGGAGCGACTCGTGGGCCGGATTGTTTCCGAGCTCGTATTGCGAGGCGACGGCACGCCGGCATACATCCTGCCGCGACCGTCGAACGTTGTGCAGGAGCGCTACTCCGCCACGGGCGCCCTTGAGGCTATCGAGTACGGTGAGCCGGGGACGGGGCGGCCAAAAGTCATGCTGCCTGGCACGTTCCTCTGGGCGATCGTGCCGGCCACTGACGACCCGCTCGTGCCGCGCGCACGGTGGACGATGATCGCGTCTGAGGTCGCACTCGATCGTGCGCTCATGGGCTACGTCGGAGACGTGGCCCGGAGCGGGCTCCGCCAGATCGTACTTACCACGCGCGACGACCTCGACGACGAGGAAGCAGAGGCCGTGCGCATGCGGGTCGAAGCGGCCCTCAAGCGCGACTCATCTGGCCGACAGGCAGGCGTCCCGCTGCTGCAGCAATCGCGCGTCGATGTGCGCGAGGTCGGGGTATCCCCGCAGGAGATCGACGTCGCGGATCTGCTCGCGCACGTCGAGGCTCGGATTTGCTCCGTGCTTGGCGTGCCGCCAATCATGGTGAGCGCCGTCATCGGCTTGAAGCGCGCGACGTATGCCAACTATCGTGAGGCGAGGCAGCACCTCGTGCACGATGTGATCATTCCGTTCGTCGGCCGCATCGGGCAGATGCTGGAGACGCAGTTGGCGCCGCTCTACGGACTCGACCCGTCGCAAGTCGAACTCATCTGGGACTTCTCGGAGCTGGCCGGCGCCGACGAGCACCGCGCCACGCAGTGGCAGCTCGCGGAGCGGGGCTGGAATGCCGGACTCCTCACCCGCAATGAGGCGCGCTCAATGATGGGGCTTCCGCGCGTCGCGGACGGCGACGTGCTCAAGTCCGGACTCTCGGAGCTCACGGAGCCGACACAAGTGGAGGCGCAGCCATGATGCGTGTGCTGCTGATGCTGCTGCTCGCCGCGCCCGCATGGGCGCTCGACTACCATGCCACGATCGAGCACGTGCCGGACGTGCGCGACATATACTGGGTCGTATACCCGGCGCGCACCGTGACGTCCGCCACATGGTCGTGCCGCCTGGTCGATGCCAAGCGGCCGGACGCGGACCCGTCGGGCATGCTCGCCGGCGGGCCTACGGTGGCCGCGAGCGACACGGTGACCGTGGCAGTGCTGCCTGGCGCCGCGCGGCTTGGCAACACGTACCACTGCCGCGTGCGGGCCGTCGATACGATGGGCAACACTCCGACCGCGGAGATCCTGATCCGGGTGACATACCCGACGAGGTGAGGCATGCGAGCACGTCCTGGAGTGATCGAGATCCCGATGTCGGCACTGCGCGATCTGCCAGAGTGGCGCGCCCTAGTCGTACATCACAGCGCCCCCGGCTCGCTCGTGATCGCAGTGCGAGACGACGCAGGCGAGACCGTCGCCATCGATAGTGCCGTGCTCATCTGCTCGGCGAGCGTGGGCGGTTCCGGGACGTCGCTATCGGCGACGGTATCCGCCGACCCGCCGCAGGCGGAATGGGGAAGCGCGGCGCTTGCTACGATTCCGGCAGGCCGGTGGTTCTATCGCATCGAGCTCACCATCGGGGATCTCGCCGGTGTCGGACTCGCGGGCCTCGTCACCGTGGCATGACATGGCGGGCGAGCACGTCGGGCAGACGATCGACCTCGTCGAGCGGGCCATCCGGCGCGCCGTAGGGAGCTACGACCGCGTGCTCGCGCAGCGCGTGGACATGCAACGCATCGACGATGCTCTAGCCGCCCGTGACGTCGAGGCGCTGAGACGCGAGCTCGAACGGGCTGGCGTGTCGCGCATGCGCATCGCGGCTTTACAACAGCAGCTCGTCAAGGCCGCAAAGCTAGGCATCCGCTCGCTACAGGTGGACTTGGGTGGCGGAATTGCTCTTCCCAGCCAACGTGCCGTCGATTGGGCTGAGCGGCGGGGTGCGGAGCTCGTGACCGCAATCGACGACGAGACACGCACGGAGATCCAGTCGGCAGTGGTGGACGCACTCGACCAGGGCCTCTCGCCGCAGGCGCTCCGCGATGGGCTCGTACGCATCGTGCCGCTGCATCCGCGGCAGGTGGCAGCACTTGCACGCAGGGCGGAGACGCTCTCACCCGCAGAGCAGGCAGACTACGCCCAGGCGCTGGCATACTCGCGGGCACTTACGATTGCCCGCACGGAGGCCGCACGCGCAGTGAACATCTCGCGCCACGAGACGCTTCGCGAGGCGAGACCCAATGCGCAGATCATGTGGATCACCGCCGACGACGAGCACGTGTGCCCGATCTGCGAGCCGCGCGACCGCGAGGTGCAGGGCCTCGATGACGAATGGGCGCGGAGTGAAGAGCCGCCCGCGCACCCCAACTGCCGCTGTCGTACAGTCGTCACTGGCAAATCTTGACAACGTGCGTTTGTCGTGCAATATCGCGCCGCGAGGATATCTATCGTGGCCCGAGTCGGCGGTTATGCCGCAACGTGGAACACGCCATTCTGGCCTGCCGGGGCAAACGGCCAGGCGGTGGGGCCGGTTGTTTTGTTGCCTAACGCGTTCACCAGCTCGCTTACGCTCCCTGCAGTCCGCGACCGCATCCTGGTGCTCGCGTATCATGATGCGACACGTGCGATTGCGCGCCCGGATGTGCTCCGGCAAGATGACCGCGGGTTGTACTTCGAGGCCACGCTCACCGATACGCGTGACGGCTCTGATCTATCCGAGCTCGTAACGCGAGGCGTGATCGGCGAGGCATCGATTGGCTTTGCTCCGATCACGGCCCAATACGTCATGGGCACGTGGGTGGTGGAGCAAGCGTTGCTCCAGGAAATCTCGCTCGTGCCGTGGGGCGCGAATTCCCAGGCACGGGTGCAGCTAATCGCGGCGGAGATTCAGCAGGCCGCGGAACAGATCGCAGCTGACGCCGGTGCAGGCGCATCGGCATCCGATACGACGCTCGCCAGGCGGCGGGCATTGGCGCTTTTGCGCCACACGAAGGTCAGAGGAGGTCACTATGCACACACTTGCTGAGGCGGTCGCAATGGTAGACGCACTGCGAGCCGAGCTCGACCAGCGCTATGGAGAGCAATGGCCAAGCGACGCAGTCGAGCAGTTCGAGCGCGCCGTCGAGCAGCTCGATCAGGTCATGGATGCCGCGCAGCAGCGGGCTGCGCGCCTCAAGCAATACGAGGAGCGCCGTCAGCAGGCCGAGGCGCTCACGCAGCCACAACCTGCAGCGACGTTGACGGCGTCGACTCCGGCGCGTGCGCATGTGGCGCAGCAACAGGAGCCGGTGCGCTCGTGGGGCGAGGCGTTCCGCGCATGGTGCTCGCAGGGCGAGGCGGCGCTCACGCCCGCAGAGCGGCAGGCGTATCTCGCAGCCGGAGACAGCGGTGTTGGCTGGCGAATGCGATGGACTGCAGCGCCGCCTTCGGCGACGGGCGAAGATTTGCTCGTGCCGCCGCAACTCGCGGCAACGGTGCGTGTCGCACGACGACGTACCGCACTCATGCGAGATCTATGCACCGTGCGGCGAACGAGCCGCGACGTATACCAGGAGCCCTACGTGGCACCATCTGGCGAGTACGTATCCGGGCAGATCACGGACACCTGGCCGGGCAATGCGGGGCTCGACCCGGTCGCAGCGCGCACCGCGCTACAGCAGCAATTCCAACGCAGGGAAATCCGCGTGTGGCCCTGGGAGCCCGGGCACGTAGTCGCATCGCGCGCCACGATCGAAGACGCCGAGGTGGACCTGGAAGCCGTG